GGTAAAACAAAAAGAATATATGATATTACTGTTAGAATGTTTGAAACTATTGGTGTTGAGGTTGGACCAAACTTAAACGATATGGAAAGAATACCATTTAGAAGTTCTGCTGATCTAATGGATGAAGGTATACCACCATTTACAGGAGACAAAGAGGTAGAGTTTAGAGGAAACTATGAAACAGATGGTTTTATCTTTGTTAGACAAACACAACCTTTACCTTTTACAATTTTATCGCTATACCCTAGGTTGACTACTAATGATGGATAATATACTACATATAGTACCCTATACTGCTGAACATGGCAGATTTATTCTATCATGCCAAATGAACCACGCACTTATGGATAAGGATGCTAGATTTGAAGGAGACGCAATGAACTTGGTGCAAGACCACCTTTCTTTTACAGGACTTGTTGGTAAGAAACCAATCTTTGCTGCTGGTATGAAAATGATGTGGGGTCAAGTAGCAGAAGGTTGGGTAATTGCAACAAAAGACGTATGGGATCACCCATTGTCAGTTGCAAGAGCAATCAAAAAAGATTTTGCTAAGGTTGCAAGAAAATATAATATCAAAAGAGTTCAAACTGCTGTAAGATCAGACTTTGATAAAGGTATAAGATTTGCAGAGTGGTTAGGATTAGAAAACGAGGGATTAATGAAACACTATGGTTTTGATGGTTCAGACCAATACAGATATGCGAGGATATTTTAATGGGTTGGCAAGGAGCAGTAGTTGCGGCTTTAGGTTATGCACAATATAAACAACAAGGTGCGATTGGTAAATTTAATCAAGCTGTTCAAAATAGAAATGCTGAAGTTGCAGAGCAAGAAAAGGATAGATTACAACAAAAATTAGAGTTTGATCTTGCTAGATTTGATGAGCAATTTTTAAAGTTACAAGGACAAACAAAAACTAGAATATTAAAATCTGGTGCTACTTTGGAAGGAACTGGTTTAAAAATATTAAGATCAAATTCTGAACAAGCAGAAATAGAAAAAGATGTTATGGATTATAATTCTAAAGTAGCTCAAAATAAAAAATTAGAAGAAGCAAATTTTGCAAGAATAAAAGGTAACATTGCAAAACAATCTGCTAGACTCGCACAAATACAAACTATTGCTCAAACAGGTCAAAGTTTATTATCAATGAGTGGAGGTGGAGGAGGATCACCACAAGGACAGTTTGGTTCTACAGCTAACAATTCAACATTTAGTAATTATTCATAATGCCAAAAATACCTACATTTACAGCAAAAGGAACACCCACAGCAGAAGTTGGAGCTGTTAAATCTAATATACAAATACCTTTAAGTCAAAATATTGGTACTGCTTTAGCACCAGTAACAAAAGCTGTTACTGATTATGCAATAAAACAAAAAGAAATAAGTCAAAAATTAGAAGCTAATAAAGTTTTTTTTGAAATACAAGACGAGGTTAATTTAATACAAGATGAACTTAAAAATGATTTTGATGAATTAAATTCTGTAAATAATTTTAATCAAAGATTTAAAGCAATATCAGATACTAAATTAAGTTTAATAAAAAATAAAAATGTAAAAACTATATTGCAAAATAAATTAGATTTAGAATACCCAGAATTTGTATCTAAAGTAAAAAAAAATTCCAGAGATGCTTTAGAAACTCAAATTAAATTTGATCACGACACAACTCAAAATATTATATTGGGACAAAGAATATTAACTGAAGATCCAAAAGAAAAAAAATTATTAGAGGATAAATTAATTGAAAACGAAATATTGTATAATAATAATACCAATGGAGGTGAAGTTGAACTAAACAAATCAATTAATAAAGTTAAATCAGATTTATTAATATCTGATGTAGAAAAACAACTTACAAATAAAAATTATGGTTCTGCATTAGAATTAATTAAAGACCCTAAAAAAACTGCTTTTTTAGATTTTGAAGAAAGAGATAAGTTGCTTGTTAAAATAAGAGAAGGTTTTATAGAAGAGGGAGCAAAAGATACTTTAGACAATGCTTTCTTGTTAGATCAAGGTTCAATTCTTGTTGGAGCTGGTACAAAAAATATTGATGATAAAGTAATTACACAAAAAGATTTAGAAGAAACTGCAAACAGATTTGCTTTAGAGACAACTCCTGAAGGCACTCTTAAATATACTACAGCACAAGTAATTGAAAAGTCTGTTAAAAATAATGTTAAAGTTCCATTGTATTTAGAAACTTTAGATGCAGGTGGTAATATTACAGACACTTCTAGTAAAGATGCAACACTGAGAGGTTTACAATTATATCAAACATTTAAAAATCAAAATGCTTTGCAATCTTTAACTTCAATATATCAATTAGGAAAAGATGATTTAGCAACATATCAAAGGTTAGATTTTGCTACAAATGTAATGAAACAAACATTTGAACAAGCGTTTAATAATGAGTTACAGTTTAAAAGCAATCCTGATAAATTTAAACTACTCAAAGCAGATGGCAAGGCGGTTACTGCTGCTGTAAATAAATTAGATTTTCCAGGTGTAACTCCATTTGAATTTGGACTTGAATTTGAAAATCAAGCATACGCAGGTATTGTAGTAAAAAACGTAGCAAATAATTTTATGACAGCAGGTGCATCAGAAAAAACAGCTTTAGATAATGCAATAAAATTTGTTGAACAAAATTATAGAATAGATGCTTTTAAACAATTAGTTCCTATTAACAATGCTTATCCTGAATATCACGATCAAGCTATAAAATTATATATAAAAAATTTATATGATAGTGGAAGAATAAATAAAGAACAACATAAAGAAAAAGATATTATTCCTGTTTATTTTTCTGTAGGTGCTTTAACAAGTAATCAAGGATTTATATTAAGAGATAGAAAAACAGGTTTTCCTATAACAATAGATTCTGTTGATCCTGTAGCTGATTTTGATGAGGGTGGTTATGATAAAGCCAGAATGACATTTAAAGATATTCAGGAAAAAATATATCCTTTGATGGAAGATGTAAGATACAAAAAATGGGTAGAAAGATATAATAGAACAAAAAAAGCAACACAAGAATTTGAACAAACAATAAGTGTAATGCCATAATGTCAAGAGAAAACTTAAATGTTGAAGTAAATCCATTAGAAGAAAAATCTGATAAAATAGAATTTACTGTAGATAAAATGGGATTATCTAATCCTGCACAAACTATACCAACTGATGTTGATTATTTTTTAAGAAAAAAACAAGAAAAAAAAACTTTAAAAATAAAAAAAGATAGAAAGTCTGAACTTCAAGGAATACAAGATTACTCTGAAATAGACCCATTTCAATCTGAAGAAGCTGATTCTGAATTTGGTTTTAAAGAAGCTCTATCAAAAGCATTTGAAATAGATAATTTATTTGTAAGTGGCATAAGTAATTTTGGCAAAGAAGATGGTTATGCAATAGACTTTGATTTTGTGCCAACAGAAGAAATGATTAAAGGTATAGACCAGTACCCAGAATATATTAGAAATGCTTTCTATGATGCAAGAAGTGAAGAGCATTTTTACGATATTGAAAAACAAGTACAAGAAAGATTAAAAACAGAAGAAGAGATAGCCAAACTTGGTTGGAAAGGTTTTGGTGCAAGAATGATAGCTGCTGTTGCCGATCCTGCCGCTATTGCTTTGTCTGTAGCAACTATTCCTTTTGGTGGGTATGGATCTTATGCTACAGTTCCAAGTAAGATTGCAAGATTAAAAAGAGCATTCAAGTTTGGTGCTATAGTTGCTGGTGAAAATGCAGTTATAGAAGCTGGTCTTGTTGGCTTAGATAAATATAAAAATCCTATAGATATACAATACGCTGCTTTGGCAGGATTTACTTTAGGTTCACCTGCTGGATGGATTGGCAGAGTAAATGCTAAAACAAATGCAGTACCAAAAGATATTGTTACATCATATAAAAAATTAGACTCTGCTGCTGAAAAATATAAACAAACTTTAGAACTACAAGAGATACAAGAGTTTGCAACTAAACATAATTTAGATTTAAACCCTGAATTTATAAAAAACAAAAGAATGATTTTAAGTAAAGAAGCTAATTCAATGAATCCAAAAGTAGTAGATGATCCAAGAAATGCACCTGGTGATGGAAGCTATTGGGAAGAAAAATTTAAAAAGACACATTTGAGATTTGATATTGCATCACAACTTAATAGATCACCTGATCCTATTATTAGAAGATTTAGAGAAACATTTGTCAATGATCCTGTTGTAGGTAATACAAGAGGAGATACTGCTATTGATTGGAAAAATAGAACACAATATCAAACTATGTATGATTACATGAACTATAGAGAGATAGCTTTACGTTCTTTTAAAAACGCAAATAAAGATGTTTCTTTTAAAAGTCAATTTGACATTGAAGAAAGATTTGAAGCTCTAATGTCAGACTTAAAAGAGTTTCCAGAAAGATTTGATCTTTCAAATGAAATTACTCCTGAAATGAGAAAGCTATCTAGTTATGCTGCAAAAGCATTTGACGACACATTAGATATTGTTGCTCAAACAGGAAGAGAGGGATGGGATGAAATAGCAGGTAGAAGAGTTCCTAATTATGTTCCTCATGTTCATTCACCAAGTAAAGTTATGAGAGCTATAGATGATTATGGTCAAGATCAAGTAGAATTAGTTTTTGCTAATGCTTTACGAGATATGAGAGGTGATTTAGGTGATAAATTATTTACAAGAATGATTAAAAGAATTGTAGGTAAAATAAGTAACTCAAGATATTATGGTCAGGAAACAGATTTAGCAAGAGCATTTCAAGGTTCAAACATTGCTGTTGTCAGAGAATTTTTAGAAGGTCTTGATTTAACTGAAGAACAAATACAAATTATTTTAAACAAAATTCAGAAAGGATCAGGTAATACTCTTGATCCTAATGCTAGAACAAGATTACCTTTTCAATTGAATGAAAGAATAGATATTAAAAATAATAAAACAGGAACTATAGATTCATTATCAGTAAAAGATTTAACAGATAGAAATCTTACAAGATTATTAAAAAGATATAATCAACAAGTTTTAGGAGCTGCTGCAATGGCTCGTTTTGGTAATTTTAAAAACAACAAAGAGTATGTAGATTTTTTACAAGAAGTAAAAGAAAGAGGTGAAGCAAATCCTAAATACAAAAATATTTATAGAGATGTAGAAAATATAGAAGTAATAGTTTCATCACTTACTGGTAAACAATCTCCATTAGAAAGAAATGGTGATCCAAATGGATTTATGAGAAGAATGGCAAGACTTGCTCAAGACTATAACTTTTTAAGATTGTT